GAAGCCATTTGTTCAGCCACTTTGACTTGCAACATGTTAAAGACTTGCTTGATTGCCTCGTTTGTCATCGTTCGTCCCTTTGTTCGTTCGTTCGTTCGTTCGTTCGTTTGCATCACACCCATATCTTATCGTCTGTTTCCAGCTCGTCAATAGATAATATCCAAATAAATAAATAAATAAATAAATAAATTTTGTGGATATTGTCTATTGACATAACGAAAATAGACGATATATTAAGGACGTGACGCAAACGAACGAACAACGAACAAAGGGACGAAACGATGAAAATAACTGTTACAGTAAAAGCTGTCGGGATGTACTTTGGCAAACTGGTTTCGGAACCTACGGAAACAAAAGTTTTCGACTCAATCGTTGATTTCAACGCTTATCAAAACCTGTGCGAGCAATTTGACGACTCGGAATCGATCGTATCTGTAGCCTGGGACTGCAAGTAAAACGCAACACAACAGCCCGCTGGCAACTTCGCCAGCGGGTTAGAACGACGACGAACAAACAAAGGAACGAAACGATGCCAACAACAGTAACCAAAAAAATCACAATCGCGACGGTCAAAGCCTTCATCCGCCGCAATCGAGCCTCGCTATTGGTGCGGGTCAAAAGCTGTTTTGATGGGATGGACGACTGCGTCAGAGACAACTCTGACAGCGTGTTTGCTCCAGCAGTGGCCAGGGAATGGTATTGCCACGATACCGGTAAATACATTGCATGTTCTCCAGACCACAAAGAAACGCTGGGAATCGTCGGGGTATGGTTCACGGGTCGCGATTGGTGCGACCAGGTCGACAGCGAAGAATTTTTCGGATACCGCGTAAGCAACTGCTGCGGGACTTGGTTTGTTGCAGTTGCCAGCTAACGACACAACACCGCCCGCTGGCAACATCGCCAGCGGGCCAGAACGAACGACCAAACAAAGGGACACGACGATGCTGAGAACCTTCCAAATCATCCGCATCGAAACTGGTTGCGTTCGATTGGTCGAGACACACACCCCCAATGGAGTTTGCAAGGACTTTGAGGGTCGCGCTTGCATCAGTGATGCCATGCGATTCATGGGGCGACTCTGTCGGCCACAAGACCGGACATTCAAGATCATTTCGATAGCTGATGCTTGTGAAATTTGACACGATGACCAACCAGACACCTCCCGCTGGCAACATCGCCAGCGGGCCAGAACGATGACTCAAATCAAAGGGACACGACGATGACAACCATGAAAACAGTCGCTGGCAAGCAACTCCAAGTCGATCGCAGCGGAGTCTGCGATTGGTGGGTCAACATCGACCGCAAGGACATCTCCGCCAAAATTGTCGAGGAGATCGAAATCGAGATACTCGACAAAGGAGTCGATGCCACGGACTGCTACCGAGCTGATGACGGGTGCGATTATCGCTGGACTTCGCAGACTGTTTGCGAATGAGCCCAACACCCCCCGCTGGCAACATCGCCAGCGGGTCTTTTTTCGCAATCAAGGAGGACAGTAATGTTAGTTTTATCCCGTCGAGTCGACGAGTCGATCCGTATCGGTGATGCCGTTGTGACGATAATCAGCGTTTGCGCTGGAGTCGTCAAAGTCGGCATCGTTGCGCCGCAGTCCGTGGTGATTCTTCGCACAGAATTGGAGAAGCCATGACCGAATTTTCGGAAGACCGTTTCTACGCCAGCGTTCAAAAGTTCACGTTTGACGGTGAGCAGTACGTGCAGCTGTGCGATTACCAGTCGATGCGCGATGCACATCGACTGGCCAGACAAGATGCGAGAGCAGCTGTGGCCTCGCTTGAAAAAACGATTGCCAAGCTGTACGAATTGACAATGCAACGACAGGAGCAGACGCGATGACAATTTTCGTTTGCATCGGCACGCTGGCAGTTGCCAGCGTTGTTTTGTGTTTTTTGATTGAAGGAGAGAACGGAGGATGACGAAAATTGAACTGCTGAAAAGTATGCTGCCGAAGGCGTTGCTGCAAGATCCCGAAATCATGGCTGTTGTCGACAGCCTCAAGGACAAAGAGCCGATCCGTAAGAACGGATCACGCCCAGCGTGCGTTAGTGTCGTCGAGAATATTTGCAGTTCGACAGAGCCTATCGACGAGCTCTGTCGAAAGCACGGCGTCAGCCGGTCAACGATCTACAAAATTCTGAAAGAAGACACGGATCCGGTTCGTGTGGCCATGAAACGCAAGCGAAAGCCGAGGACAAAATGACCGACATCGACGAACGTAGACGGGAGATCATGCGACACCTCGACGAGCGCTACTATGCTCACTATGCCCGCATAGACGCCGAGACAGCGGACGAGAGGGCGTTGAGGCTCGGACAGCCAACGTCATACGATTTACGCATGAGGGGCGATCTCAGGATTTGTCTCGACGGACACTTCCGCTACGGCTGGCCAGGTGATACAGATTCCAATTGTGCTGGGTACGATTACAGGCAATAGAACAGGGGGTGGCGATGTAAAGAACGTAAACAACTAGAACGAATTGAATCAACATTTACACAAACGAGCGAGGAAAAATGAAGATCTCTAGTGGCAAGAAGTCGAGGCCGAGGAACATATTGATCTACGGCGAACACGGTTGCGGGAAGACGACGTTGTCAGCAACGTTCCCGAATCCGTTAATCATGGACATCGAAGGCGGCAGCGACGATATCGACGTTGACCGCAGCGACAGAATCAAGGACTACGCCGAATTCCAAGCGGCGTTGTCATGGCTGATAACGTCTGAACATGCGTTCACAACGGTCATCGTTGATTCTGTGGACTGGTTAGAAATGCTCGTCCAAAGGCATGTTGCCGAGGCGAACGGTGTGCAGAGTATTGATCTCATCAATTACGGAAAAGGATTTTCTTTTTCAGCCGATGCTTTCGCCAGCCTGTTAACGGGATTCCGAAAGCTCAACGAACGTGGCGTGGCCGTGATCTTGATTGCACATAGCAAGACCGTCAAGCACACGCCACCAGACTCGGATTCTTACGACAGGCGAGAGCCAGACCTTCACAACAAAGTTAGCAGCCTACTGCTTGAATTCGTTGACGAATGCCTGTTCCTGACGACAAAGGTTTTCACGAAGACCGAAGACCTCGGCGGATTTAAGGGCAGCCGGAAAGTCGCGATCAGCAGTACCGACAGGATACTGATCACGGGCGGATCACCTGCCGTTGTTGCAAAAAATAGGCTTTCGATGCCGTCTGAAATACCGGCGACATTTTCGGACTATCGCAAATTTATTACTGGTTGAACGAACTGAAAGGCTAGAAAATGAACTTGAACGGATTTGACGCGGCACAAATTGAAACGAAATCAAAGTTTGAACTATTGCAGAAGGGGCAATATCGGGCGTGCATCATCGACAGCAAGATGAGGCCAACTAAAAATGACGGCGAACAGCTTGTTCTTCGCTTTCAAGTTCTCAGTGGGCCAGCGAAGGGGCGGATTCTATTTGCGAATCTGATGCTGAAACATGCCAGTTCTCAATGCGTGGAGATCGCGAAGAGAGACCTAGCGAAAATTTGTAAGGCGATTAACGTCTTAAGGCCATCCGATTCTTCTGAGTTGCACAACAAGGAATTAACCATCTGTGTTTCGGTCAAGAAAAACGGGCTGACGCTGGAAGATGAAAACATCATCGTTGATTTCCAGTCGTCATCCGGCGTCATGGCCGAGGCTGACGTAGTCCGTGAGCCGATTGAAACGCCGAAGACTCCTTGGTAAATGCTGTTAAACGAAACGACCACAGCCGGCGAATTGCTGGCTGTGGTCATTGATAACAATGAAAGCAAAAATGATTCTTAGAGATTATCAGATTGAGGCGGTTGAAGCTGCTTGGCGTCACGTCTGCAAACACAAGACAAATCCCGTGATTGTCGCACCAACCGGAAGCGGCAAATCTCTGATGATCGCGGAACTCTGTCGGGCGGCTGTTGAGGTGTTCAATGGCCGAGTGATTGTTCTAGCTCACAGAAAAGAGTTGCTCGAACAAAACTCAGAGAAAATCAAGACACTGTTACCAGATATGAGCATCGGCGTTTATTCGTCGGGCTTAAAATTACGGGACACAAAGCAGGATATTATTGTCGGCGGAATCCAATCCTTGTACGAAATTGCCGATCGCTTTGGGAAACGAAACCTGATCATTGTTGATGAATGTCATCTCATTCCAAAAGATAAGGGCGGGATGTATTCCCAGTTCCTTTCTGAATGCAAAGACATCAATCCTGCTTTGCGAATCATCGGACTAACCGCAACACCCTACAGGCTGTCTGACGGCAACCTGTGCAGCGAATACGGGTTCCTCAATGAAATTTGCTACAGCATCGAAATCAAGCCTCTGGTCGATGCCGGATGGCTGGCGAAGCTGTCAGCCGCTGCGTCTTCGTTGACTCTTGATTTCTCGAATCTGCATATCAGGAACGGCGAGTTCGTCGAGGCCGAGATGCAATCCGTGTTCGCACCGGAAAACATTGTTCACGCAGCATGCACGGAAATTTGTCACGTCAACAAAAACAGAAAGAGCTGTTTAGTTTTTTGTTCTGGCGTATTGCATGCGGAACATGTCACAAGAGTTATAAAAGAAATTAGCGGAGACTCTGCGTTTTGTGTTGTCGGTGAAACACCTTCGCTTGAAAGAGCGTGGGCGTTGCGTAGTTTTAAAAATGGTTCGCTTAAATACCTGGTCAACTGCGATGTGCTGACGACTGGCTTCGATGCACCAAACATTGATTCGATTGCTGTTCTGCGTGCGACGGCGTCACCCGGTTTGTTCGTGCAGATGCTTGGACGTGGCATGAGGATTTGTGATGGCAAAACAGATTGCATCGTTGTTGATTTCGGAGGAAACCTACGGCGTCACGGGCCAATCGACCATCCTTTGTACGGATTAAGGGTTCCTAATCGAAAAGATACAAATGAGCCTCCTGAAGGGCCGTATAAAAACTGCCCCAGTTGTGGCGAGACTGTTGCACTAGCACTAAAGGTCTGTGAGTGCGGGACTGTGCTGTACGATGATCCTGAAGAAATTGCACGCCATGCTGACAAAGCAGACGGCGAGTCTTGCGTTTTAATGTCAGACGTTAAGAATCAATCATGGTTAGTCGTAAAAACGAAGCTGACGAGACACAAAGGAAAGGAAGGGAAATTAGACACGCTGAAGGTTGAGTACGAGTGCGTTGCAGAAGACGGCGGCGACGTTGAGTACGTTTGTCACCACTGCTGTCATGTCGGAACACAAATGCGTTTGTCTGTGCGATCTGGCAAATACAATCAAAATTTGATCCAGTGTTCTAAATGTTTGAAAGAGATTTGCAAGGACTATTCAAGGGGCGATCTGTCATCTAGGACGATCGCGGAATGGGTCTGCATTGAGCATCCTGGCTACGCAGGAACCAAGGCTCGGATGTGGTGGGCGAAAAGAACGAATGAGACATTTCCGCAAAGTATTGACAGCGCAATCATGATTTTTGAAGCTGGCTCCCTATCAACCTCAATCGGAATCACTACAAAGGCGGACGGAAAATTCACGAAGATAGTTGATCACGACATTCCACCCATCGTTGAGAATATGGGTTCTCGACAGCAACGCATCTGCGAGGTGCCGTTTTAGTTAAACAAAAATGCCGCAACGGAGGGCGAGTCCGCGCGGCATCAACAACCTTTTTCACGGATTGATTGTATGAGCATTGATGCACGGCTTCAAGTTTTAAACAACTACATTTCCGGCGGTTACGCGCTTGTGCCGATACCAGCAGGCCAGAAGGGGCCAAACATTCCACGCTGGCAATCGTTGCGGATCACGTCAGCAGATGAGATCCCAAGCGGCTCGAATATCGGAATCATCCTCGGTCAAGCCTCAGGCGGTCTAGTCTGCGTTGACCTTGACCATGCCAAGGCCGTTGAACTGGCGGCAGAGTTTTTGCCAGAGACAGGCATGATCGGTGGACGTGGCTCGGTTGCTTCATTGCATTGGTTCTATCGAACGACAGGAGAAATGAAGAAACGGGCGTTTAGTTCTTCGTGCAAACAGAAGTTCATTGAGATCCTCGCTGATGGCCAGCAAGTCGTTGTCGGGCCGAGTGTCCACCCAGACGGGACGCAGTACAGCGTCGTCCTTGGTGAGCCGGCGTTAATAGAGCAAGAGGAACTGATCGAGTCGGTTCAGCGTCTGTTCAACGCATGTCTCGTTGAGACGGGTCTGGCGGCTGCGAGTGGCGTTCCTTTGCCACCCGTTCTATTGCCTGTGACTAGTGGCCATGTGACGCAAGATCTGTACACAGTGTTGGTGCAACATGGTGCTGGCATTTACGGCGAAGGAACGACAGCACAGGGCAATGCCGGCTTCTACGTTCGTTGTCCAGGTGAAGCATTCCACACGACCAAGAACAACACCAAAGATTGCATGGTCTGGACAGGGACTGGCGGTGGATGGCAAGCGCGTTGTCAGCACGCATCCTGTGGAGTCGATTCGTGGTCAGCTTACAAGTCTCAGCTCGATCCGTTGTGGATACCGTTTGCGGAAAGCATATCTTTCGTGAATGCGACTCCAACAACATTACCAAAGCCTCCAGTGGTACAAGAGCCGTTCCCAGATGAGTGCTTGAATCCGGGTGGCACACTCAGTCGGATCATTCAACAAAACCTATCGACGGCGATGTACCCGATGCCAGAGTTGGCGTTGGCCGGTGCGTTGGCCTTGATGTCGCTGATCACAGGACGCAAGGTACAAGACCGGCGAGAGCTGCGGACGAACGGATATTATCTAGGACTGGCCTCCGCAGGCAGCGGGAAGAACTTTGCACGACAACTGAACTCAAAAATCATGACAACGCTCGGAGCTGACGAGTACATCGGGCCGAGCAAACTGAAGAGTTCGGCGGGCTTGGTCAATGCGTTGGTTGCTCAACCGTCGTGTCTGTTCCAACTCGATGAGATCTCAAGACTGCTGCACACGATGAAAAATCCGAAGGAAGCTCCGCATCTATACGACATCGGATCGGTCATGCTCGAAGCCTACGGCGAAGCGAACACAGTCTGGAAGCCGGGTGCATACGCTGACTCGAAAAAGAATCCGATCATCGACCAACCGCATTTGGTGGTATACGGAACGGCTGTCCCCGAAGAATTCTGGTCGTCGATCACAGTCAGTAATCTGACGGACGGACTGCTTGGGCGGATGATGGTATTTGAGTTTACTGGCAAGACTACGCTAACCGAATCGGAGATCCAGCCTCTGTGTCCGTTGATGTTGTTCGAGGTTGAGCAGTGGCTAAACTACGAGCCGGCGGGCAGTGGAAACATGAAGCACTATAGCCCGACACCAACGATCATACAGCATACTACCGAGGCGTGGAGTCGGTATTGGGATCACACGAAAATGATCGTCAATGGCAAGCCGAATGAATCTGAAGTCGTCAAAGGTATCTGGCGACGGACGGCAGAAAAAACTGGCAAACTGGCCATCCTGTCGGCATGTTCTCGGATCTGTCCTCGTGACAATGCGTTCCCAACCATCGAGCTTTCGGACGTTCAGTGGGCGATCAAGCTGAGCAATTGGCTGACACGCAGACTGCTCGGCCAAGCCGGAATCTACGTCGCGGAGAATCAGCATCAAGACAATCTAAATCGTATTTTGAGGCTTCTGGTCGATTGGACTTCCGTCGATGCGATCGGCCAGAAAGTACGCTGGATGAGGGCCAGAGATCGGAACGAATTGATAGCGGCGGCTATCATCGATGGCCTGATTGAGACTCGCACAGTCGATACAACAGGAAGACCACGAACAGAGTGGAGAAGTCTTGATTCGGCGAGAACTCTGTTTTAGCTGTTTTCAGCCTGTGAAACCATTTTACAGGTAAGTAAATGGCGTAAGTCCTTATGTATTAACTATATATATATAGTATATATATATATCTGTATATATGTATCCTATATATACTATAAATCAAGAAACTAACAAAACCTTTCTTTTTATATATAGGGGATGTGCACAAGTCTTTTTTCCCCGTTTTGGTATTTTGGGTAATTTCATGGAGGCGAATTATGGAGCAGCCAATTTACGTCACCGAGCGTCTGACAATCTTGCACCTAGCACGGTTGCCGGTTGTGTTGACCAACGGCAATGACGGGCGGGACAAGCGATGGTTTTCATCGGCTAAAATCAGGACGCAAATTGAATATATGTTGCGATTGGGTGGCCATGTGCGAGCCGAGCCATTCGCCGAGCCGATCGTTCTTCGGATCACCAGAGTACTAGCACGCGCTCAAAAACTGTGGGACAGCGACAGCATCGGGCGGGGCAGCGCGAAAGAGCTAGTGGACAGCCTCGTAGCCTGCAATTGGTTTCGAGACGATTCGACGGTGTACATCACTGAGACACGGTTCGCGCAATTCGTGCCGAAGGTCAGAGAAAAGAAGGGCAGTACAATTGTTGAAGTTTTAAGGGTCGAACAAATACAGGGGGCGATAAATGACA